AGCATTTGTAGTTGTCTTTCCCGTTGGAAATTCGCGGATTATAAGTTCGCCAGGTAAGTCTGGGGTTAATGCTTCTATCTCTTTTTTATGTTTATCTAAATTATCAACAGGGATTTGTGAAAAAAAAGCATCGTATCTTCTGCCGGTATAGGACTCACTTAATTCTAATGTATAATGTAAAACATTGTAACCCATTTTTACAGCATATCCTCCTATAGCAACTAAAGTCCATGATTTTCCCCCACCAGGGTTTCCAAATATTAACCCTAAGTCTCCATTACCTAATCCACCTTGAATTAAATTATTTATTGATGACCAAGGAGTAGGAACTGTTTTTCTATGATCTTCTCTATATCTAGATTCAAGATCTTTTTTATATTCATGTCCTATATCTTTATCTTGACCTGCTTTCATTGCAGATTCAATCATATATTTAATAGAATCATAATCTCCAGCTTTAAGCAAATCTACACTACTTAATAATGCTTTTTTTAATTGTTGATTTTTACAAAATGTTGAAAATTCTTCTCTTACATATTCTAAATCATCAATATCAGCTTTATATGCTTCACGTAATTGTTCTTTAACTGATATTTGTAAGACTTCATTGTCCATTTTTTTCATTTCAACTTTTAGAACATCCATTGAAACGGTTGTATGATACTTTTGATAATAATCTAGAATTTCATTTATAATCCATTTATGTGCAGGATTTACAAAATACTCATCACTAAGTATATCATATATATTTTGCAGAAAAGCCTTATGTGTTAATAAGGACGATATGACTTTCATTTGGAAAACCGGACCATACTCTTCTATTGAACGTAGTGTCATATTTTATAACTTTTATTTTAAAATAATAATAACCTATTTATTCTCCAACAAATCTTGAAAAACATCTTTAACCCAAAAATCTACATTTCTAATTAAACCTCCTAATTGATCTTTATTATACATTTCAACAAATTGATCTGGGTAGAAATTTAGTTCTGTGTTATCTACAAAGTCTTTAATGAATAATTCATCATATTGATTTAACATAGGATTAGCTAAATCCATGACTTTATATTTTTTTTCTAATTCTTCTACTTCATGTAATACACGAGCATATATCACATGATCTTCTAATTTTTCTTCACTTATATCTAATATATCATCTAATTCTAATTCTTCAGTAAGTAACTCAGGAAAACGTTTAAATAAAGTTTTAGGACCTAATCCTTTAATTCCTGCTATTTTATCAGAAGAATCCCCCATTAATGTTTTATATAAAAGAAAATTACTAGGAGCAACGCCAAATTTTTCCTTTACAGTATCCTCAGTGTAAAACTCTTTTTGAATTGGTCTGTAAACAATTATCTGTTGGTTGATTAATTGTAAATAGTCTTTATCACTAGATACTATAAAAGCTCTATCTTTAGGATGTTGAGGTAAAATTTTACATAAGTGTGCTATTACATCATCAGCTTCAACTTTATTTAAAGTAATTACTTTTATTGGTAAAGTTTTTAGATATTGTATTATTCTTACTATTTGGTTTACCTTAGATTCATCTTCTTCTTCTAAATTTTCAAATACTTCCCAATTTGTAACACGACTTATATTTCTTTGAGATTTATATTCTGGAAGTAAATTTTTTCTGTTTGTTGATGAACCCATCCCATCAAAAGCAATATAAACTTGAGTTGGTTGGATTTGGCGCATTAACGCTCCTAATGATCTAAAAAATCCCCCTAGCCCCCCTATATGTACTCCGTTAGGGTTAACTGCATTTATTGCACTAAAATTTCTAAAAAATAAATTTAACCCATCAATAAGCATAAATCTTTCATGTTGTTGGGTTTCCTCAGAATCTTCTTGGAGATTATCGAGGAGGTCTTTAAGGTCTTTTTTCATATTATTCTGATGGTTCTGAGGTAAATGATTCAGCGTTTACATTTGATGATTCTTCTTCTATTATGTTAAAGTCTTTACCTCCCAAGATTTCTTGCCATTCTTTAGTATGATCTTCTTTATATGATTTTAAATCTTTATCATTATCTTGTATAAATCCATGAGGTGTCATTATAATTCTACCTCTAGATTGTATTCCATTAATATGGTTTTTATCAATTTGTAAATTTGTTCGTTTAGCAAATTCAACTTGTTTACCATCTTTAATAGCTTTTAATTTTGAAGTTCCAGAATCAGATATATTTCCAAAGGTTACTACAAATGTAGAATCAAACCACATTGCAAATCCTCCTTTATTCATCATTTTAGGTTGTCCCATAGGGACTACTGGTTTAGCTGCCCATACTTTATTAACACAAACTAATGTGTTCGTGTATTTTGAACTTTCTTTTCGTGATAGTGTAATACGTTGGTTTACATTATTTCCGAATTGAGTTGACATTGCTCCTGCGTTCCATTCGTTATTATTCTTATTAGATTTAACAGACATTTCACAAGGGATTGAACCAATTGAATCCCATAAAAATAAAAGATCATATGGTAAATTTCCTTTCTTTTGTTCATCCATCATATCTAAAATAAATGCAGCAACATCTTCAATTGTATTAATAGTTTCTCTATCTACATAAAGAAAATTACCTTCATAATCTATAAGTTCACCAGTTTCTTCGTCAAATATTTCTTTAACTTCTAATCCCATCATTTGAGCATGTTCCCAAGACCATTTCATCTCAGTAATAATAAAAACAGGTAATATTTTACGTCTTTGAGCAGAAACTGCTGCCTCTAATAAGGCAGTAGTTTTACCCGTATCTGAATGTCCTCTGAGTAATACTATATGACCCATAGGAATACCTGGAATTGATGTTACGTTTTGAAATGCTGGAGAAAGTGGGATCCAATCTTGTGATTTAAATTTAACATTTGATGCAAGTCCCTTTTTATTTTTGAAACTTCCTAAATCAAATTTGGATTTTAATTCCTTATCTACTGCCGCAGACAGTGATTTTCTCTTTCTAGCCATAAAATTTACTTAAAATATTAATTAAAACGGTGAATCATCATCATCAAATAAAGCATCAAATTTATCTGATTTTGATGATTTAGCAGCACTATTATTTGATAAACTATAATTTGATTTATCTTCTTTTACAACATTAGTTGTAACACCATCTCCACTTTCTTCACCTTCAGGAGTTAACCATTCTTGTAATGATTTTTTAATATCATCAAATGGGAGTGGTTTGTAAGTTTCCTTCGGATTCTTTTGGTTTTCTAACCATGAACTAACTTCATCTTTATTATTTGATAATGGAGTAGTTTTCATAGATGGAGAAATAGTAGTTTTATTATAAGGTGTTCCTGTAACATCAGGTCCTACAGTATTTAGTTTGATATCTCTACCAGTCATTATATCTGTAAAATCACCTACTTCTTCATCAGCCGCCATTTGTAAGAATGCTTCATAAATTTCTTTACCAAATTCCCACATTTTAACTCCATCACTTTCTTCACCACGAACAATAACAGGAGCAAAAACACGAGTTTTAGGGTCTAGTTTTTTAGCTAAACGCCAATTTTCTCTATCATTTGTTCCACGTAATTGTTTTGCGAATTCAGCAATAGGATCTTTTTCATTCCAATTTAAAGGAGATGCTATTACTTTTCTACTTCCAATACCGTAATAAAATTTCATTTCGGTAAATGGGTAATCTTTATTATACTTAAAGGGTACTACTCTAACTGTTTGTTTACCAACAGAAGGTTTGAATCTTTTGCTATTATTATTACCACCACTATAGGTAGTTTTTTGCATAGACTCTAATTTGCTTTTTATTGCATTTAAATCCATAATTTATAACTTATTTAATTGTTTACGATGTTTAATATAATAATCTAATTTTAGGGAGCCAACTATAATTCAACAATCTTGTAGATTTTTGTATTAAGTTGTTTAATTTCATTATGCTGGGTGAGTAAAATACAATTTCTATAATGTTGCCAATTTATTGGGAATCTTGTATCTACTACTCCACCATTTAATTTTTTAATCAATTCATTTAAAGCATTGATTGTATATAAAGTATTTGATTCTTTTTTTCTATGAACTAAAATAGTATTTTCAGGAATACTATCTACATTGTTTTGATCTACATTATAAGTAATAACATATTCATTGTTACTTTTTACATGTAACACAAACATCTTATTATACATGATAGAATAAGTATGAGATAGACCTTCAATAAGATCATCTAATTCTTCTAAAGAAGTAAATGTGCAAAAAAGTCTATTATTCACGGATGATAAATCAATATTTTGTTCGAAGTCATATCGATTATACATATGTATAGAGGGCTCTAAAATATTCATAACTTTTTATTGGAAATTGTAATTTTTTCCTTTTTTAGATTTAGTATTTAACTTAAATTTTTCAAATACATTATTAATTTCTTTTAATGTTTCTTC